GAGGTTGTTGAGTACCAAGACCCAGGTAGCAAACGATTAAATGCAAACATTTCTTACGGAGAGGCTGCACAAAAAGTAAACTCTTCTGGAAAATGGACAGATTGGTACAGAGACGCTGTAAACGAAAGAGAAGAAAGCCTAGGCTCTCATGAAGTAAAGACCCTAAAATTAGGGGTAATAGATAAAACGAAAAGGGATACACTATGAGCATGGAACAAAACAAAGATTCGTATACCGTAGTAAAAAGAACCCCATCTATAACTCCATCAGGCTGGTTTGGGGATAGCAAAGACATGATTGTTGAGCTAGAAAACTTCATGACCCAAGAAGAGATAGAGTTCTTAGAAAAAGCTGCTAAGTCTTTAACAATTTGGGATGTTACGGAAAGCCATACAAATGAGAATGGGACCGTTACCTACGACTCAGATTATTGGAAAGACCGAGTCGCAACTCAGCCAACTTTAGATAAAAATGACCCAAAGATATCTCCAGTAATTGCTGGGCTATTTCAAAGACTACGACCAATTATTGAAGAGTTCTACCAGGTAGAAGTTATACCAACTGGGACAACTATTGTTAAATGGCTTCCTGGGCAGTTTCAAAAACCACACGCTGATAAAGAGCTCCACGAGGGCCCCGACGCTGGAACACCTAACGACTTTCCAAACTATGACCTATCAAGTTTGTTTTATTTAAATGATGACTATGAGGGCGGAGAGCTGTATTTCCCACTACAGGGTGTGCAGTTTAAGCCTAAAAAAGGCGCTGCTTACTTCTTCCCAGGTGACAAAAACTACATCCATGGGGTTACTGAGGTAAAAAGCGGCTTACGTTTTACATGCCCTTTCTTTTGGGAAATAACAAAGCATACAGGGCCTAGACAGCCATAAAGACGAGGTACAATCAACCCTATGAAATCAATTTACGACATCCCTCTTAACTCAGCTGAGGGCTCTCCTGACTTCTTAAGTCAATTTAAAGGCAAAGTAACCTTGTTGACGAATACAACCGTCGGCTGCGGCAACGCTAATCAAATGGAAGTTCTCCAATGGCTTCAAGATAAGTACGGTGGAGATGATTTCCAAGTTATTGCAATTCCTACTAATGACTATTGTGGCCCAGGAGTAACTAAGGGCAAGTGGTCTGAAGGCATTACCTGTGGCTTAGATTCACAAGAGTATGGTCAAGAAGTCTACGGAACCACGTTTAAGTTCTCAGAGATGGTGTCGTCAAACCCAAATGAGAGTGCTACTGAGCTTAGCCCTTACAAGGGCGATAACTCTGTAAACGGACTAGGTCAACCAAGAAAAGAAACTCATGAGCTATACAAAGAAATAGCTGAGCAAATGCTTGCGTTTGCTGAAAAACAAAGAGAACTTGGCATTCCAGACAGAGATGGCTATTTGTCACCTTGGTTAAATCAACCTTTTGGCAACGGCGCAATGCAGGGCGGTAACTTTGAGAAGTACCTTATTGATAGAGATGGGTATGTAGCTAACTGGTTTCAATGCACAGTACTAAATTACGATATTGAAAAGACACTAAAAGAAGCCCTAATAGCTGCGGGAAACCCTGCGGGTATGGGAGAAGGCAGAACCCCAGAAGTATTTGAAGAAGAGTATTAATTGCTGGAGATAAATCCCTATTAAATAACTAAACGGAGTAAAAGTACAATGAACCTAGCAAACAAAAAACGACTAACAAAAGACATCGTTGTTTATGAGAACTTCATAAGCAAAGAAGATTGCAAAAAGATGATTCAAGCCCTAGATGCTCAGGCAGAGAATGGGGCAATTTCTTGGATGCCAATTTCATTTTACGAGTCCTATTCCTCAGTTTTGCCACAAGACAACGACCAAGAGGTTATTGACGCTGGTCTATCTCCAACTATATTTTCAGATATTGAAAAGGCAATGCCTGAAGCAATTGCTTCAGTCCACGACCTTGACCCAAAAACAATCTGTAAAATTGGGTACCACACACAGAAGTGGGAGCCAGGAGCATATGCAAGAATTCACTCTGACAACACAGATGCTGAGGGAAACTCAGGTGCGTTTACAAGAAGCCGCTACGCAGGGTTTCTATACTTAAACGATGATTTTGAAGGTGGGCTTTTACGGTTCCCAGCACAAAACTTAGAGATTAAACCAGAAGTTGGGCTGCTTGCTGTATTTGACGGCGGGTTTAACAATATGCACGAAGTATCTCTTATTACAGGTGGTGTCAGATACACCATTGGTTCTTTCTGGGATGACCGAGAAGAGTCAGCGTACCCACAAGAGGTGCGAGATGCATGGGCTGAAGAGATGAAGGCTACTAGAGCGCAACAAGAGATTGAACGAGCAGAGTGGCAAGAGCTTCTTAAGCAAGGCTGGAAGTTAGACGCAGCAGGAAATAAGTACAAACTAGAAGATGTTGCAAATGATTGAGTCTTTTAAACAACAGTTGATAGACAGCGGATACGTAGTTACAGATATTACCCCAGAGCTATTCTCTGTTGAGAACTTTTTATCCCAAGACCAAATAAACACTTTTTGGGAGATTATCCACAGTACGTCACAAGAAGACTGGGAAGTAGAGTACCACGCAAACTTAAAGTATTTTTGTTTGGAAAAATTTGGTAGAGATGATGTAGATAATCTGGTTGCTGAAGGTAAGTTTGAGATTACCCAAAATTGGAAAGATAAAAACTTTAACATACTACATCATGAAATCCAAAGGCCTTTATACGATGTTGTAAACTCTATGGTGGTCAAAGCTGACCCAGAATTAATTTTAAGTGGATTTGCAACAATTCAACGAATGCAAGCAGGGGTAGAGTTAAAAGCGCACACTGACCAAAAAACAGACCCATCTATAAAGTATGCCACCATCGTATACATCAATGACGACTACGTAGATGGTGAGTTATTTTTTCCAAACCTTGATATCCAGTTAAAACCTAAGCCAGGAACTATGTTATTTTTTCCAGGAAACGAAGAGTATGAGCACGGAGTCAAGCATGTAGGAGATGGACCAATACGATATGTTCTTGTTGGGTTCATTAAAGAAAAAGACCATTACGCAAAAAATAAGTACTAAGGGAGAAACAGATGAACAGAGAAATACTGGACCCAAAAGCGTACTACTATACAGATGCTATTGAGGACTTTGATACCTTTAAAAAGGTTTGGAAAGAGTTAGACACTCTTGAGCAATACACAGACTTAGGCGTAAACGTTTGGGACACCTGGACCGCTTCTAATGATAAAAACTTTATTTATGGAGAAACAAAAACATTTGATATTAATGCAATTAATAGGCTTAGCGTCATTTACGATTCAGATAGCGGAAAAGTAGCGGAAAAAAGTAAGTATATATACGACGCGGTTATGACTGCAATGTATAACGTTTGCAAAGACTATGCTTCTTCTTTAGGGGACTTTGATGAGCCAAGACTTTTTCCAACGTTTAATATAAAAAAGTACAATACTGGAATGGGCATGGGCGCACATTTTGACCAGCTAGATGGCGATAAGACTTTAAGATATTCATTAGTAATGTACTTAAACGACGACTGTGAAGGCGGCGAAATCTCTTTTCAGTTAAAAGATTATGATGGAGGATGGACTAGCGCTGATGGTTTTTCTAAGGGGTCAGCTCCAGCCGTAGACTTGGACTACGACGTATCTGTTGCAAATAAAGCAATTGATTTTGGACTAAAGCCAAAAGAAAATAGCGTTGTCATATTCCCAGCCTTTCCCCCATACTTTCATACCGCACACGTTGTAAAGTCTGGTTTTAAATACATGATTCCTGGTCACTGGATTCATAACAATATGGAGCTTAATAAGAACCAGGGTATGTAATTGAAAACAGCAATTGTTACTGGAGCAAGTAAGGGCGTAGGCCTAGCAACAGTCAAGCGTCTATCTGAAAATGGGTACAAGGTTATTGCTGTTTCAAGAAACCTGTCTAAAGTATCTGAGCTTGTATCTGACAACGTTGAAGTATACAGCCTAG